AACCATGGAGTCTAACAGGTGAAGGAGAAACAAACTTTACAGATGAGTTTGGTAACTCTAAAGTAGAAGAAGCTCTTGTATACCTAGACAAAGAGTTTGAGAGGATGAGAAGAACAATGAGCGAGGAGAAATACCAGCTTGAAGTTTCTCAGAGACCAAGAAACATTGCAGAAGCATTTGCAATGAGGTCACTTTCCATTTTTCCAGTACAGCATACAGTTAGTCAACTAAGACGTATTGAAGAAAATGAATACGCAATGGAATACGTTGATCTCATTCGAAACACAAAGAATGAGATAGAAGCAGTCCCATCTAACAGGAGACCTATCAATGAGTTCCCCCTTCCAATGAAAACTGCCGACAAGAAAAGCATTGTTTGTATTCATGAACATCCCATAAAGAATGCACCACACGGTACATACGTATGTGCAATTGACCCAGTAGAGGTTGGTAAGACAACAACTTCTGCATCATTAGCATCTATTGTATTATACAAAATGGATGTCGAAGTTATTAATGAAGAGGTGTTTCACAAAGCTCCAGCTCCAGGTAAAGAAGGTGTAGAACTTGAGTGGGGTCCAATTAGCAAAAAGAAACAAGAACAAGAAAAGACTGATGTAAAAGTTACTAGTCATATAGAAGGTGGAAAGATAGTAGCATTTTGGTGCGGAAGGTTTGATGACCCAAATGAGACCAATGAATACATATCAAGATTGATTGAATATTATAATGCCCGGGCATTGTGTGAAAACAACAAACCTGGCTTTATTAATTACATGCGTTCAAAGAAACGTCAAAAGTATCTGGTATTCAAAGATGAGATGATTTTTGATAAAGAGCTTGATGTTAAACTTAGTGGTAATGAACGCTATGGTATTACAATGACTCCTCGACTTTGGAAAGTTCTTTTGGAATACGCAATCAATTCTTTGTCAGAAGTAATGCATGAAGAAAAAGATCAGGAAGGAAATATTACACATATTCACTATGGTGTAGAAAGAATAACTGACCCAATGATTTTAAAGGAGATGCAAATTTATCAACATGGCATGAATGCTGACCGATTGATTTCTTATGCACTACTTATGGCTTTTGTAAAGATACTTCAGGCTGCAGGTAGAATGAGAAAGAAAATTGAAAGGTCAAATGATAAATTGGAAAATCCATCAAAATTTGTTACATTTAAAGGGGGAGATAGACCGTTATTTCAAAATATTGGTAGGTCCGGTAATGGAAATATGATGAGGGCAAACAGAAACCCATTCAAAAATATTAGATAAGATAAAGATATTATTATATGGCAGTATTAAATAGTATTCAGTTAAAAGCTGGAGCAAAGGTTGAACCACTTTATGGTAAAACACTTGGTGGTATATACCAACCTTACCAGATGTTGCCAATGAAGGAGAAGGATCCACAATGGACGGCACAGTGCATGGACTACATTGAGTGGACTGGTATGAGACAGCTTAAACGAGTTTCGGGCAAGCTGCTCAAAAACTACAAGTTGGCTAACTCACAAATTGAGAAAAGTGATTATATTATAGCAGAGAGTGATTACAGTGAGGTGATTGAACCATTAATCCAAGAAGATGTTTCTGCCCTTGAGTTAAAGTTTTATCCAATTATTCCTACAATTGTTGATGTACTAACTAATGAGTTTTCAAAAAGGTATTCTCGTATCACTTTCGAAATGAGAGATGAACAGAGTGCTAATGAAATGCTTGAGCAAAAATACAAAGATGTTGAAGAAGTTCTTTTACAAAAAGCTACAATAAAGCAACAGTTTGCTTTACAGCAGATGGGAATGGATCCAGAATCAGAGGAAGCTCAACAAATGATGAATCCTCAAACAATTAAAAGTTTACCAGAGATTCAGAAGTTTTATGCAAAAGATTATCGTTCAATGTATGCTGAATGGGCAGAGCACCAAATGGCAGTTGACAATGACAGATTTTCAATGCAAGAATTGGAACGTCAGAATTTTAGAAACTCATTAATTACTGACAGGGAGTACTGGCATTTTGTAATGGGAGAAGATGACTATGTTGTAGAAACATGGAATCCTACCCAAGTATTTTATCGTAAATCTCCCAATGTCAGATACATATCAGATGCTGCATGGGTTGGTATGATTACTTTGATGACAGTACCAGAGGTGATTGATAAGTACGGTTGGATGATGAGTCAGGATCAAATGGAGACACTGAACTCACTTTATCCTGTACGAGGTGCAATGTACACTCAGACTGGTCTGGGTAATGAGAGTGGTGCTTTCTACGATCCTACTATGTCTTATGAATGGAATACTCAGGGCCCGGGTGTGGGCATGAGACAGTTTATGAGTGCATACAATACCCATAAAAGCAATGGTGATATTATACGTTGGATACTTGATGAGAATGAGGATCTTCAGGATACTGACTCAGCATACCTTGTAAGGGTAGCTACTATTTATTGGAAGACACAAAGAATGATGGGTCATCTTACTAAAATAGATGAGACAGGTAATGTAATACAGGAAATTGTAGATGAGAGTTATAAAACAACCGATAAACCATTGTATAACACAGTGGTGTTTAAAGAGAAGAGCAAGGATAACCTGATTTTTGGTGAGCACATAGATTGGTTCTGGATGAATGAATCGTGGGGTGGTTACAAAATAGGTCCAAACATTCCTGGTTTTATTGGTATGAATAACCCTTCTGGTTTTGCACCAATGTACGTTGGTATGACTGGTGGTATTCCAGGCAGGATCAAATATCAGTTTAAAGGAACAAAAACTACTTGGGGCTGTAAGTTGCCAGTAGAAGGTAGAATTTTTAATGACTACAACACTCAAAGTAAATCACTAGTAGACCGACTAAAACCGTATCAGGTAGGTTACAACATGGTACTGAACCAGATACAGGATATCCAAATAGATGAGCTGGGTACCATTATTGTATTTGACCAAAGGACACTTCCAAAGAACTCAATGGGTGAAGATTGGGGTGAGAACAATATCCAGAAAGCATATCTGGCAGCTAAGAACTTCTCAATGATTCCAATAGATACGTCTATTCTGAATACAGAAACTGCTATACAGCAGATGCCTTTCCAGAAAATAGATATGAGTCAGCATGAGAGAATTATGTCTAAGATTAGACAAGCTCAGTGGATTAAGGAAGAAGCATTGTCGTCTATTGGTTTGAATCCTCAACGTATGGGCACACCAATTGAGCAAACACAAACTGCTACTGGCATAGAGCAAGCTATTGCTGCATCATATGCTCAAACAGAACAGTACTTTATTCAACACTCAGATGAATTAATGCCACGAGTTCATCAGATGAGAACTGACTTAGCACAGTTCTATCAATCAACAAATCCTTCTATACGTCTGCAATATGTTACTAAAGAAGATGAGAAGGTAATGTTTATGCTTAATGGAGAAGAATTAATTGGTAGAGATATTAATGTTACCTGTCATACAAGAGTTGGTATGCGTAATATCCTTGAGAACATTAAGCAGATGATGCTTAAAGATAATACTACAGGTAGCACTCTTTGGGACAGAATCAGAACCATCAAAGCTGATGATATGGTTGATCTTGAGAATGGTTTAAAAGCAATGGAAAACCGTTACGAAAAAGAGCAAGCAGAAAAATCACAACAGGAACAGCAAGCACAGCAAGCTGAACAAGAGCATCAGGCACAAATGCAACAACAAGCACAACAGTATGAAGCTGAACAAAAACAACTGGACAGAGATGCTCGTATACAAGAAGCACAAATTAGAGCTGCTGGTTTTTCAGGTGCAGTGGATATTGATGACAATAAACAAAATGATTATATGGATAATCTAAAGTTTATACAAGGTCAATCAGAACATTCAGATAAAATGAATCTTGAAAAAGATAAGTATCTGGTTAACACCAGATTAAAAGAAAACGAACAACAAATACAACTTAGAAAACTTGAGGAACAGGCAAAACGTACTAATGCAATGACCCAAGTTGCTAAGATTAACAACAAAGTTAAAGAGAAAAACAAGAAATAGCTAAGAGTGCCTTTTTCTAAACATAGAATGTTTTTTCTTTGCCTTAATGGTGTATATTAATAATGAACCAACAAACAAATATAAATGCAAACAGTAGTAACTAATGAGACTGTAGATCTCGATAAGTTGTTTCCGGGTATAGATACATCAGATGTACTTACATCCAAAGTGCCAAATATCCTGAGTAATGATACTGACATGTCATTTTTAGATAAACCAGCTTTAACAAAAGAAAATGAATCTAATACAGATTCAAATTCTGAAAATGAAACTGCTAAAGTAAAACCAATTGTCAATGAAACAGAAGCTAACAAGATTCTGGATTTGATAGGCAAAGAAGATGATGAAGATGAGGATGGTCAGGGTTATACAAATGCAGGTACAGGAAGACCAAAATCAGATAAGAATGCTTTGGCAGGATATCTGAAACAAAAAATAGAGGCAGGTGATTTTTCTGCTTTTGAAGATTGGGATGAAAAGAAACAAACTCTTGATGAGTATCTTTCAAAACAACCTGAGAAAGTATTACATCAAATGCTTGATGCAAACTGGGAGTCTAAGGAGAGAGATCTTCTTGAGCGTACTCCAAAAGAGTTCTTTGAAGCGTTACCTGAAGAGTTGCAATATGCTGCAAGGTATGCAATGGAAGGTGGACAGGATATGAAAAGTCTGTTTGCTGCACTTGCCCGGGTTGAACAGGTAAGAGAGTTAGATCCTGAAGATGAAGATGGTCAAGTTATTATAGCCAGAAATTATCTACAGGCAACAAACTTTGGTACATCTGATGAGATTGAGGATGAAATATCTAACTGGAAAGAAAACAATCGTCTTGAGAAAAAAGCTAAAGACTTTAAACCAAAGTTAGATCTAATGCAGAAACAGCAGGTTGAATATCAACTTGCACAACAAGCAGAGTTTAACAATCAACAAAGACAAGCTGCTCAGACGTATGTAGCAAATGTTGGACAAGCTCTTCAAAAAGGTGACTTAAATGGTTTGAAGCTTGATAGAAAAACACAAGCTATGTTGTATGAAGGTTTAACCAATGTTGCCTACCCAAGTGCATCGGGCAAAGCAACAAACCTTTTGGGACATATGTTAGACCGTATCCAGTATGTTGAACCAAACTTTGAATTACTTGCAGAAGTAACTTATATGCTAAGTGATCCGGAAGGATATAGAAACAGTATAAGACAACAAGGTAAAAATGTTGCAGTGAATGAAACAGTAAAAAAGTTAAAAACAGAACAGTTACAAAACAATGGTACTTATAGTGTTGATGATGTTGAGGAAAATAAATCAACTAAGAAAAAACTCTTTAAGCCAAAAAACATGTTTGAGAAGTAAACAATTTTCGTAAACAATAAACAATAAATAAACAGCAATGGCTACTCCAGTTTTAAACAATGGTATCGCACTTCGTGATAACGTGTATGAGATAGGTTCAAATTATGATTCCTATCACCTGTACAATATGATGAAGGATGCGAAACCTACCGATCTAGGTCCCATCGAATTTTGGGCAAACACACAGGTTGCACAGATGCCCCTGTACGCATTCTCTAATTTTGGTAAAGGTAATACCATTGATGTAGATGATCCTCGTGGTCGTTATACATGGCAGA